TCTGGCAATATCTACCCGATGCAGTCCAGACCAATGCCGGACTCACCCTTTACCGCCCGACCAGTCACAGACAGTCCTGAATAATGGCAGCTCGTAAACAGCCGCTACGAGGGGCAACCAAGGCAAGGCTTCACAGTCCACTTCTCAAGGGCAAAACACGCTCAGATGAGATCGCCAAGCTCGCAGATGATCTTGGCATGCCGTTATTGCCGTGGCAGAAGTGGATGCTCGATGACATGATGCGAGTTGACGCTAAAGGCATGTACATTCGTAAGACTTCGCTCTGCCTAATCGCTCGCCAGAACGGCAAGTCGCACCTAGGTCGCATGCGTGTGATCTGGGGGCTCTTCTATGGAGGCGAGACTAAGCATTTGATCATGAGCTCCAACCGAGCCACGGCACTCATGACATTTAGAGAGATCGCTTGGATTATCGAGAACGCACCGCACCTCAAGGCTGGAACTAAAGCTATTCGTTATGCCAACGGCGGAGAGCGCATCGAGCTTCTTAATGGAGCAACGCTTGACCTCGTATCGGATACTCGTGATTCATCTCGTGGACGCACCGCTGACTTTCTATGGATCGATGAAGTTCGAGAGATAAGTAAAGACGGCTACACAGCTGCGATCCCTACGACTCGCGCCAGACCTAACAGCCAGACCCTACTGACATCGAATGCTGGAGACGCCTTCTCTGAAACTCTAAACACGCTAAGAGAAAGAGCTCTATCTGCCCCTCCTAAGTCATTTGGATTCTATGAATGGTCAGCACCGCAATACTGCAAGATTACAGACCGCAATGCATGGGCGATGAGCAACCCTGCTCTGGGCTATACGATATCGGAGGAGTCACTTGAAGAAGCTGTTGCAACAAATAAAATTGAAGACATTAGGACTGAGCTTCTATGCCAATGGATTGATTCTCTACAGAGTCCATGGCCTCATGGCGTACTTGAGGCGACCAGCGATGCCACGCTCCAGATTCCGGTCGGTGGCTATACAGTATTTGGCTTCGATGTATCTCCATCTCGCCGCAATGCGAGCCTCGTTGCTGGTCAGATTATGGGTGACGGAAGAATCGGTGTCGGGATTCTCCAGACGTGGGAGTCGCAAGTCTCGGTCGATGACCTAAAGATCGCAGCTGAGATTAAAGGCTGGGCTGATCAATACCGACCTAAGATGATCTGTTACGACAAATACACGACGCAATCGATCGCTGAAAGATTAGCCAATGCTGGTCAGATAACTCAGGACGTCTCAGGCCAACAGTTCTATCAGGCTTGCTCTGACCTTCTTGATGGCATGGTGAATGGTCGAGTAGTGCACAATGGGCAAGAAGAATTGATTAAGCAGATGAACAACTGCGCGGCAAAGACTAATGACTCGAGCTGGCGCATCGTTAAGCGTAAGAGCGCTGGCGATGTATCTGCACCGATTTCTCTCGCAATGGTCGTGTCTATGCTATTGAAACCACAACAGGTTGCGGCTATTTACACCGAATAACACAACATGTAGTGTATAATTGCGGTCTATGGGTATCCTCTCGCGCCTTACAGGTGCAACACCGAAGGCCAATGTTGAAGCGCAATACGCACCGCAGGTTCTTGGTGAGTATTCGCCTTATGCCATGCCCTTCCAGTTTGCTTACGTTGGACGCACTGAAGCAATGGGAGTTCCGGCACTAGCTCGATGCCGCAATCTTCTGGCTGGCACAATCGGCACTATCCCACTTGAGTTATACAAGAAGTCAACAGGCGAAGAATTAGGCAAGCCACTATGGCTCGATCAGCCTTCATACTCACAGCCTCGATCAGTAACTATTGCCTACACAGTTGATTCACTCCTATTTTACGGACAGGCATTCTGGCAAGTAGTAGAGACTTATCAAGAAGACGGGCGTCCATCTCGATTCGAGTGGATCGCTAACAGCCGCGTAACTGCGACACTCGATCGTGACAATGTATTCGTTAAGTCTTACGCGATCGATGGGACAACAGTTCCGATGGACGGCCTTGGCTCATTGATTACATTCCAATCACTAAGCGATGGCATTCTTAACACTGGCACATCAACAATTCGTGCAGCTTTAGATATCCAGAAGGCTTCAGTAATTGCAGCCGCCACTCCAATGCCTACTGGCTACCTTAAGAACACAGGCGCAGACCTACCTCCAGCAGAAGTGCAGGGACTTTTGGCAGCGTTTAAGAATGCTCGTCAGAATCGTTCGACTGCCTACCTCACCTCAACTCTTAATTATGAGACAGTCGGCTTCTCACCGAAAGACATGATGTACAACGAAGCGATTCAGAATCTTGCTACTGAGATTGCTCGCCTTTGCAACGTGCCACCATATTACGTCTCAGCAGATCAAAACACCACCATGACCTACGCCAACGTAACCGATGAACGCCGTCAATTCCTAACATTATCTTTACAGCCATTTATCTCAGCCATCGAGGATCGTTTATCAATGGACGACATTACAGCTCGTGGCAATATCGTTAAATTCGACATTGACAAGAATTATCTCCGCACTGATCCACTGCAAGAACTAGCAGTTATCCGTGAACTTCTTGATCTCCAGCTGATCACTCAGGAGCAAGCCATGGAGATGACAGACCTAACACCTAACGGAAGCGAAGGAATGATATGAGCGAGATGCTTACATTCTCGGCAGAACTAACAGCAGACGCGTCAGAGCGCACTATCTCTGGCAAGATCGTCCCATTTAACGGCGAGGTCGGAAACACATCCGCCGGAGCTGTAGTCTTTGAGCGTGGCGCGATCAATATCGCTGACTCATCTAAAGTGAAGCTCTTACTAGAGCATGACCCAAAGCAGCCAATCGGCCGCGCTCAATTCTTTAACGAAACAGAAGATGGAATCTTTGCATCATTTAAGATTTCTAAGTCATCCCGTGGCACCGATGCTCTCATCGAAGCCTCAGAAGAACTTCGTACTGGTCTTTCAGTCGGAGTTATGGTCAATGCAGCCAAGCCTAAGAATGGCGTGCTGTATGTATCGAGTGCTGATCTGCTCGAAGTAAGTTTAGTGCAGGCCGCCGCATTTAAGTCAGCAGCCGTCACTGATATCGCGGCATCTGAAGATGAAGCCGTGGAAGAAACCCTACCAACAGAAAGCGAGACAGCCACAGTGGAAACCACTCCAGCAGTCGAAGCAACACCTACAGTTGAGGCTGCCGCAGTTGAAGCTGCTCGCCCTGCTGTAACAGCAATGGCTTACACAAAGCCACGCATTGAAGTAACAGCTGCAAAGTATGCAGAGCAGTCAATCCGCGCAGCACTTGGCGATGACTCAGCTCGTCAGTACATCGCAGCAGCAGACAACACAACTGACAACGCTGGTCTCGTACCAACACGTCAACTCTCAGAGATCATCAACCCTCTCGGTACAACTATCCGCCCATCAATCGATGCAATCTCTCGTGGAGTGCTTCCAGATGCAGGTATGACTTTCGAGATTCCTAAGATCACTGCAATGCCTACAGTTGCAGTTGCAGCTGAAGACGCAGCATTCTCAAATACTGACCAAAACTCAGCCTTCTTGAGCGTAAGTGTGGCCAAGTATGCTGGCCAGCAGGTATTCAGCGTTGAGCTTCTCGACAGGACTTCTCCAGCGTTCTTTGATGAACTCGTTCGCAACATGGCGGCAGCTTATGCTAAGTCAACTAACGCAGCAGTAAACGCTGCACTCATCTCAGGTGCAACACTTGATGCAACTACAGTTGCAACATATCCAACAGCAGCCGAGCTTCTCGGAATTGTTGCTCGTGGATCAGCATCTGTTTATGGCGCGACAGCAGGACTTCCAAATCCATTCGCTCGCAACATGGTCGTCTCAACTGGACAATGGTCTAACATCATGACATTGAACGATTCAGGACGCCCTATCTACAACGCTTCACAGCCACAGAACGCAGGCGGCGTCGTAACACCTACATCACTCACAGGTAACGTTGCAGGACTTAACCTCTACGTCGATCCAGAGAATGGCGGCGATGGCGATGGCACAATCCTCATCATCAATCCAGATGCGTACACATGGTACGAGTCACCAACATACCGACTACGCGCAGAATCAACAGCTGCTGGTCAGGTAACAATCGGCTACTACGGCTACGGCGCAATCGCGACCAAGGTCGGCGCAGGCGCATTTAAGAACAACAAGGCGTAAGCCACACTAAGTCGCTGGCAGGGTAGTGCCCTTCTACCCTGCCAGTCTTTAGAAAGGATAAGAGCATGGCATTGACAACAGTTGCCGAGCTTCGCACCGCCCTTGGCG